GTCAGAACGGACCAACTGGGCCAAGGGTAAGGCAAGTAAGTCAGAACTCACGCAGACAGCCGAAGAGCTGACTAGTAAGATAGCGAGTGTGCAGATTGGGGGGCGGAATTATATCCGAGGAACAAGACGCATGGCTCTAGCCAGCGGATTGTGGACATCAGGTACCTTTAGACTATCAGGTGATGGAACAGCAAAGACTATTGATGTATCAAACAGTCCAGCGACTGGATTTGATAAAGCAATACGATTGACCTCGAGTAACGATAGAGACCAAATCGGCATCGCTCAAGATGGCTTTTTTATTTCGCAAGGCACCTACACGATAACTTGTTGGGTCAAAGGTAAAAGAGGTCAAAAAGTCAAGCTGCAAACTTATTGGCAAGTCAATGATAACTCTGGCATTTCGCCCATTTTCACTCTTTCAGACGAAAATTGGACAAGACTATCTTTTACAACTACAAGAGATATAGCTGGAACCGTATCAATTGGCTATGTATATCTCGTAAATGCTGAGGCGGGAGAATACTTAGATGTTCTTGCGCCCCAGTTGGAAAACGGGAGTTTAGCGACAAGTCCGAAAGAAGCTCCAGAAGATACAGACGGCCAAATCTCAGCCGTCGAATCAACCTTTAAGCAACGGGCCGATTCGCTCGAGGCTGGTGTAAATCGTCTGACCGAAGGGCTTAGAACTAAAGCGGATATCAGCTCACTCAACGTGACTGCTGAGAACATCAGGCAGTCCGTGAAGAGTTTGGAAACAAGCACGCAGAACAAGCTGGACAAGAAATTGAGCATGGCTGAATTTGAGGTGCGGGCATCTGGTATTAGACAAGAGATTGTCAATGCAACCAAAGACAAGGCAGACAAGACCTTAGTTGTGGCTGAAGCTGGGAAATTGCGTGAAGAATTTTCAAAAATGAAGGTCGGTAGTCGCAACTATGCTGAAGACTACGACTTTTCAAGAGGACTTTGGCACTATAGTCAAGGAGATAACAGTCCACAAGATTGGACTATCTCAAACGGCGAATACAACGTCAAAGGCACGACTAACACTTGGAAGCAGATGCAAATTCATTCTAAAGAAGGGAGCCGTTCTTCTTGGAAGAGTTCGACAGCTCTTCTTGATTTAGAAGTCGGCGAAACCTACACACTTTCGTTTCAAGGGATTTGCTACTCTGGCTCTTCAAGTGTTTGGCTATCACTAAGGGCTAACCGTACAGTTTCCGGTAATCCTGAAATTATACCTGGCACTTTCAACCTCACGTCTAGCTGGCAGACTTATCAAGTTACTATCCCAGCATTGACCAAGCCTGATAATTTTGACTTCTGGCGAATTATTCTTGGTTATGACGGAATTGGCCATGTGGCATTTCGCAAGGTTGAATTGACCAGAAGCTCGACTCGTATAGATGCAGGTCCTGCTCCTGAAGATGGCAAGACAGACCTGGTCGTTGCCAAGTCTGAATTTCAGAAAACTGCTGAAGGCTTGCGAACTGACTTGTCAGCTATTCAGGAATATGTCAATAAAGACGGCCAGAGACAGGAAGCCCTACAGCGTTACACTCGTGAGGAGAGTGCAAAACAAGCGACGGCTGTACGTGAGCTAGTTGCGAAGGACTATGTAGGCAAAGCGACTTATCAAGAAGATGTCCGCGGAATCAATCAACGAATCGAAGAAGCCAAGAAAAATGCAAGCAATGAACTTACAACTCGACTTGCGAATTATCGGCAGACAGTCGATGGAAAATTCACGGATATTTCCAGTCAAGTTACGACTTATAAGCAGGTTACAGATGAAAAATTTGGAAATCTATCAAACCAAATTGTAAACAACAAAAATAGCACAGATGATCAAATCGAAAATGTAAGGAACCAGCTGGCAAAAAAAGTAGAAGTAACTGACTTCCAGCGAGTTCAAGAAACAAGTCGTCTCTATGAGCGAATTATTGGTAGCAACGAGAATGACATTACTGACAAGGTCGCTCGCATGGCTCTGACTAATCAGTTGTTCCAGGTTGAAGTCGCTAAAAGACTTGGAAGCGACAATAACTTAATCGTCCGCTCTAAGTCGATGGACAGGCATACACTTGTTAATGAAGGCGATACGAAGAGAGTCTTCGTGAATAACGGTATATTTACAATTCGATGCACTGGCAATTCAGATTATACCTTCGCAGGATTCACACTACCACTTTACATTGATAGATTGGCCAGAGGTGAGACATATACCCTTAATTTCAAGTACCGCATCATGGGACGATTAGACCATAATTTCACGGTTGTTGCTAAAAATCACCAATCGAACGAAGGAATTTTCTCTTCAAATATAGCAACAAGCTCAACTGCAGTTTCAAGCGATTGGAAAGAATTCAACGAAACATACACTATTAGTAGAGATTTTGAGTTTGGGAATAGCAAACTTTATCCACTTTATTTTTATTTGGCCAAAAATGGCTGGGTTGAAATCAAAGAGATTATGCTCGTTCGTGCCATTCAGACGAACGGATATAAAGTTAGTCAACTGGATGATATGTCTGAAGCCGTTCGCTCGGTTCAAACTCAACTAGCTGGCTCATGGGCCGTCCAGAACATCAATAGTGCAGGTTCAATCGTTTCGCAAATCAATGCGACTAACAATCAAATCTTGATTGAGGCAGAGAAGATTCGTTTGAAGGGTAAGACCTTGCTTGATGAATTGATGGCTATTCAAGGTTATTTCAAGCGATTATTTGTCGGTGATGCCAATGTCGGAACGCTCAATTCAGACATCATTAGAGCTAACTCTATCACAGCAGACAAGCTGGTCATGGATATAGCTATGGCCAGACGATTCGTCTCAAGTGATATCTTCACAGATACGCTTGCTGCTAAGGAAGCCTTTATAAACAAACTTCGGTCAGTCGTAGTCACCGCAACCTTGCTTGAAGGTTATAGAGGTCTCATCGGTGGATTCCAGATTGGGACGCACGAGAAAGACTCGTCAGTGTACTGGATAACTGGCCAAAACCAATTTTCTGTCGGTATGAGTAACGGATCTGGTCATTGGTCGCAAACAGCTTTGTGGGTCAATTGGGGTAACGATTGGGGGTATCCTGGAGATTATGCATGGTACGTGAAAAACAACGGCAAAATGTATTGTTATAATACGGCAGAATTTTGGAATACGCCAGTCATACACGGTAATCTCCGTGTTACCGGACACATTTACTACAACAATGAGAACTCAGGAAAAACTGGTCATTGGATTCACTCGTCTAAATACTCAAATTTTGAGCCTTCGGATAACTATCTTTACCTCTATTACAGCGGTTCAGGATACGACTGGATTCCGATGAATAAAGAGATTTCAGACCGTCGATATAAGCACAATATCGAAGACAGTACAGTCTCTGGCCTCGATGTTATCCAGAAGCTTAAAACGTACAGCTATCGCAAAGAATACGATGGAAAAATAGAAGATATCGCTTGCGGTATCATGGCGCAGGATGTCCAGAAGTACGCTCCCGAAGCGTTTTTTGAAAACCCTGACGGCGCATACTCTTACAACACATTTGCTCTTGTGCCTTATCTTATCAAGGCCATTCAAGAGCTTAATCATAAAATAGAAAAATTGGAGAAAACAGCATGAACGAACAAGACAAACAAATCAGCAGCCTAACAATCAAATCGTTAGGTGAGAGAGTCAGTAATGAGGCTACCCAATCAGCAACTCTAGAAGCCCTCTATACAGTGACTGCGATGGAACTTGAGCAGATGAAACGAATCATCGAATCAGACGAAGAGCTCAAAGCAAAATTTGAAGAAGTGAAAGGAAAAATGACAAATGGCAATTAACAATTATGAACTAGCAAGCAAGCCTTATACGCGAGGTTTTGGAGACAATATTCGGACAGTAGTTGAAATCCGTTTAGAGGATGGGACTCGATACAGTACGAACATGCGTGAACTGGCAGGAGACCGCACAGGAGATTCTGACGATGTTTTAATCAAGGCAGTATTAGAAATTGTCAAGACTGAAATTGACCCGTCTAGCGCAATCGTGCAAGCTCAGGAGCAACTTAACAAGGCCAAGGAAGATTTGACAGCAAATAAAGAGTATCTTGAATCTGTTTCAGCTATCACTGAGGTCTTGATTGCTTTAACCATCTCTCAAAACGGTGGTATGCCTACTTATGCTTATTCTAAGGTGGCAGCATTTATCAAGCCACTTGTAAAAGACAGTCGCTACTCAAATGGTGACATCGTAGCCATGCCTTATCCATTCGATACAAATCCTAAATGGCCAAAGGGCACGCTGACTATCTTTAAATTCCAGATGCAACAGTCAGAAGGCTATACCTACAAGGAGCAAGCACTCTCTGATATGCTGCAGCAAGGCGTGCTTACTGTGGTTATGCCACGGATTGATTAGAGAGGAGAGTGTATGCGAGACTTACCACTACATGAACTTATTGAACATCTGAAGAACCTTTCATCTAGCCCTTACATCCATATATTTTTTTGGCTGATGATCTTGGATATTATCACAGGATATGTCAAGGCATTTAAAACCAAGCGATTTGATAGTAAGATTGGCACAATGGGATTGATTCGTCATTTCGTAGTATTCACGGTCATTTTACTTGTTGCGATGTATGCTCGTTCGCTTGGTGTTCGTCCGCTAGGAATTACCTGGACGATGTTCTTCATTGCTAACTATCTAGGCTCTGTACTTGAGAATTGGGAAGCGATTGGTTGGGCGTTCCCTGACTTCTTAAAACCATACATCAACCAAATTAAGAAAGACAATGCTAGAAAACTCGGTCAATTACTAGTAAATATTGACCAGAAAGATAAATTTGACGAAAAGGAGAAATAACATGAATCAAATCAATGAAATTTTAATCAATGGAGCCATCAGTATCCTGGTTATTTTGACAGGTATCGCAGTTAAAGCGGTCAAAGAATACCTTGTAAAAAAAGGTGGAGAAAAGACCATCAAAATCGTTGAAATTCTGGCTAAGAACGCGGTCAATGCCGTTGAACAAGTTGCTTCAGAAACTGGCTACAAAGGCGAAGAAAAGCTGGAACAAGCTCGCACTAAAATCCGTGCTGAGCTTAGCAAATATAACATTAGTATGACTGATAAGGAACTAGACACATTTATTGAGGCATCAGTTAAAGAAATGAACG